CAGTTGCAGAAGAATTAACTTATCAGCTACTTCCTGAGTTTGATGAAGATGACAATCTTTATTGTAAATATAATGTTGAAGATGTAAGAGCGTTATCACAAGATCAAGATGAGCTTTACAAAAGAATGAACACTGCTGTTTCAGGTGGGTGGGCAACAATTGGTGAAGCTAGAAATGCAGTTGGTTTAGCCGCAGATGATTCTCACAATGTTTACCTAAGACCACTAAATATGCAACAAGTTGAAGCAACTGGTAAACCTGCTCAAGAAGATGCAGAAGATCAATCAATACCTGTTGGTGAAGATGATCCATTAGAAATACCTGCTGCAACAATTGATCAAACGTTTGTAACTCAAGAAGAATTAGAAAAGAAAGATGTAATGGACACAGGTGATGGTTCGCCTGAATCTACAAGACAAGCTGTATCTGTAACTCCTACAAGAGGTATGGATATGTTTGTAAGTAGAGAAGCTGCTGAAGAGAGAGCAAAGCAAATTGGTTGTGAAGGTTCACATCCACACGAAATAGAAGGTATAACTTATTATATGCCTTGTTCATCACACGAATCTTATGAGGGTACTAAAAAATCATATATAGCCAAAATGGTTGATGAGCTTAAAGTATCATTAGAAGAAGCAGAAGCAATGTACGAGAGAGGTGACGATTTGCACAACCCAGAAGAAAAAGCAAAAGACGATACTAACTTTCCAAGTCCGGGTGATAACCTAGCAGTTAGAATTTCAAATTCAAAGTATAAACAATTCCCATACGGTTACGCAAAAGATTTAAAAGAAAACTGGGGAGAGATTTGGAGAATGGCTGGCAATGGCGGTAACCCTCCAACTTCATTCACAGGCAATGATGCTTTTAGAAGATGGACTGCATATCAATCAGGCGATAGAAGTGAATCTGTTCTTAACTGGGTAAGAAGAAGAGAACGTTATATGGGTAGACATCAAAATGATAAAAGATTAAATGGTGTTATCGCTGCTATCAAATGGGGTGGAGTTCTTAACATAGGTGTTCCAGCTATGAAAGCTGTTATTAACGAAAGAAAAAAACTTGTTAGGGAACGCAGAAAGAAAGCTGCTGAACTAGAAGCAGAAATGGTAATGAAAGCTATCTCTCCTAGAATAAGAAAAATTTTAAGACAGAAAGCTGCTGATCATAATGCAAGCAGTGCTAAGTATAAAACTTCTGCAGGTACTTTAGGAAAAGTATTTAACAGAGGTGTCGGTGCATATAGAACAAATCCGGGTTCAGTTAGAGGTAACGTATCAGGTGCTGACCAGTGGGCGTTAGCCAGAGTTAACGGCTTTTTGTACGCACTAAGAAATGGTAAATTCAAAAGAAAACCATATGATACAGACTTACTTCCATCAGGACATCCTAACTCTAGTAAGAGTATGACTAAAGCAGAATCTGTTAGAACAGGTCAATCTGTATCTTGGAGCATAGATAAAAGTCCACAACCGCCATCAACAGTTCACGGTGTAGTTGTCTCTGTAAATAACACAGATAAAGAAGCTACTATGCAAGTCTGGCAAATCTTGGAAGACGGTTCACATAAGAGAACAGACAGAAGAGTAACAATGCCTATTTCAAGTCTAAGAATCATATCTGACATAACTAAATAAATCTATTAAAAGTAGTCGTTGAGAATTAAGGTCTACTGATAAACTTATATATGAAATTGGCAATTTTATTTATTTAGGAGTTTAAGTGTCAGATAATTTTGATATTAAGTCAATCGACTTAGAGATAAAGAATGACGAAAAAGGCGAAGTCGCTGCGGTCTTTTCGGTATTCGATAAAGTAGATTCAGATGGCGACATTGTAAAAGCAGGCTCTATCAAATCAGGTTTTAAATCAGGAGATGTGCCTATGGTATGGGCTCACAAATGGGATATGCCAATTGGTAAAGGTCAAATAGAACAAGACGATGATAAAGCGACATTCAAAGGTCAGTTCTTTATGGATACAGAATCAGGAAGAGAAGCTTATAACTTAGTAAAGGCTATGGGTGAATTGCAACAATGGTCTTTCGGTTTTAAAGTTGATGATTCTGAATACGGTAAGTTTAAAAAAGACGGTTCTGATGAAGAAGAAGATGTTAGATTTCTTAAAGGTCTAACTGTCTACGAAGTATCACCAGTACTTGTTGGTGCTAATCAAGAAACATACACAATGGCTATTAAATCTAATACTGATTTATTAGAAGAACTTTCAGGTGAAAAAGCTGTGATGACTACAGAAAGTATGAATCAACCAGATCCTGAAGAAGAAGAAGCACCTGCAGAAGAAGAAGCAATAGACGAAGTAGATACTGAGTTTGAAGAAGTTTCAGAAGATCAAGATGCTGAAGCAGAATCTATTGCTGAAGAAACTGCTGAGGAAGAAGAAGAAAAAGAATTAAAAGTTTCAGAAGAAGTCAATAAGACTTTTTCCGAAGAGGTCAAAGATGTGCTTGCTGCATTAGAGAACCTTATAACAAGGGCGAAAGCAATTTCGTCCCTCCGTGAAAAAGACGGTAGAAAATTAGGCGAAAAAGCTACTGAAGCACTTCGCGCAGTTCAGGACGATCTCAGCGATGCTTGGGCTGAATTAGACTCATTTGTCGATGAGTTCGGTGCAGAAGAAGTTTCAGAGTCAGAAGTAGAAGAGCAACCAACTGGTGACGTAGACGTTGATGAGAATACGGTAGTTAACGAATACGACAACGATGTCTCTGACATCGATTCCGAGGAAGAAGAAACTGAAGAGATTCCTGTCTCAGAAGTTACCGAAGAAACAGAGGATAACAGCGAATCAGCTGACGAAGATTTTGACGCTGAATGGGTCGAAGGTCAAAGGCTTATAGCCGAGACTGTAGACATTGAAGTATAAGTAATAGTTATCATAGGAGATAATAGTGAGTAAAGTTAACGAACTAAAAGAACAGATCGTTAAATCGCGTGAAGAACTAAAAAGTATCTTTGAAGGTGCTGATGAGAATGGCAAATATACTGCTGATCAAAAAGAAAGCATTGCAAAAGCAAATGCTGACTTAGCAGATATGGTCGAGGATCTTAAAATCCAAGAATCAAAAGCAGCTAACGCGAAAGCTCTTGAAGTAGAAAACGCACCTGTGAATGAAATGCCTGTTCCACCAGTTAATGAGCCAAAAGGTTTTAAAACAATGGGAGAACAACTTACTGAGTCTGATGCTTATAAAGCATATACAGAGCAAGGAGTTAAAGGCATTGATTCTAAAGGTGATTTTTCCCCTTACGAGTATAAAACAACTTTAAACACAACTGGTTATCCGCCAGAGTCTCTCAGAACTCCGGGCATTTTAGAAACTGCTCTTAGAGATCCAGATAGCGTTATTGGATTATTCGATCAAATCGAAACAAACCAA